AACAGCTATACTTACGTTAAGGGCATTGCCGAAGAACTTCGTGGCATGGCCAAGCAGTTTAACGTTCCTCTGTGGACCGCAACACAAGTCAACCGCGAAGGCGCAAAGAGCAGTGACATGGAGATGACCGATACATCGGAAAGCTTTGGTTTGCCACAAACTGCAGACTTCTTCTTCGCTCTGATTGAAAACGAGGAACTTGCAGAGTCGGGCCAACTAATGGTCAAGCAACTCAAGAACCGTGGCAACGATACAACCAAGAACAGAAAGTTTTTGGTAGGTGTAAACAAATCAAAGATGAAATTTTACGATGTTGACAATAGTAACAACAATCTTGTTAATTCTAATAATACGGATGATGAAGGAGTCGGATCAGGCTATGATGGACAGGCATTCAACCCAGCGTTCGGAAAGAAAAAGAACAAGGCGGTGAACTGGACATTTGAAGGCGCTAAATGACTCTATATATTGACAAGAAGTTCGTAAATCTTGTTTCTGGTTCACTTGAGAAGTTTAAGTGGAAAAAAGAAACACTAGCCACATGTCGTTGTTTCAAATGTGGCGACTCAAAGAGAAATAAGTCCAAGACAAGGGGATATTTCTTTGAGCATAAAGGACATTATGTATACAAATGCCACAATTGCGGGTTTTCTTGTAATTTATATGGGGTTCTTGAGTCTGTTAGCCCAACACTATGCAAGGAATATGCGTTTGAGGTTTATAAGGAAAAAAACCCAGAACCAATTGTTAAAGAACAGAAGGTCATCAAGGAACCATCTTTCACTAACCTCGGAACGCGGCTTGACTTACTCAATGCAGATCATAGGGCGGTAAAATATGTTGAGTCTAGAAAAATTCCGAAAGAGAAATATAGCAATTTTTATTACTGCGCTGATTTCAGCAAAATCATGTCCGATTTTGACAGAACCGGATCTAAGGAAGCCAGACTCGTCATACCGTTCTACGACGAGATGGGTTCGCTTATTGGGGTACAAGGAAGAGCTATTGAAGACGAAAAAGCGATCCGGTACATCACGCTCAAAAAAGAAGGGCAAGAAAGACTTTGGTACAACCTAGATAAGATAGACCCTCGTTCTACTGTGTTTGTAACGGAAGGTCCAATTGATTCGATGTTCATTCCGAATTGCACGGCAATGCAAGGTGCAGGATGGCTTGAACAATTGCCAGCAAAGATTGAAAAGTCAAAGGTAATTTTTATCTTTGACAATGAACCGAGAAATGCAGAAATTTGCTCACTGGTGGAAAGATACGTAAATGCCGGAAGAAACGTAGTAATCTGGCCGTCTGAGATAAACAAGAAGGATATTAATGACATGGTAATTGCATATGGAGAGCAGATTACAATGAAATTGATAATCAACAATGTTTATTCTGGACTTAAGGCGAAAATGAAATATACTTACTGGAAGAAGGTTTAAAATGAAAGACGATAACGATGAAATGTCGGAAGAAGATATCTTAAAGGCCAGTGAAGCCTATTTGACCTTCGTCCAAAGGTTTGGCGAATACGTGAAAGAAATGGACCCGGATCTTTGGTCAAGAGCCCGCGAATATGCGGCAGACTTTACGAAGATTCCTGGTGTGACTGTTGAACTTGTAGATAAAGATGAAGAAGATGACACAGATGACTCAAAGCGCGGCTCAGACTGATATTAAAGTTCTTGATCATGGACATGTTCAGTTAGTTGATTACATGGGCTCAGACCTAAGTGTTGTCAACGCTGCCCGGGTCTCATTCAACAAGGAAAGTTCTTGGGACTATGCAGATAGTCATGTTCCAATTCGTTCTCTTGCAGAGAAAGATCAAAAACTGATCAAGTATCTTGCAAAGCATAATCACTTCACACCGTTCTGCCATCCACAAATCAGTGTCAGAATTAAGTGCCCAATCTTTGTCAGAGCACAGTTGGGCAAGCACCAAGTTGGACTTGTGATGAACGAGGTCAGTCGGAGATATGTCACGTTTGACCCAGAGATCTATACTCCTATTTGGAGAAGCGCACCAACTGATGGTGCCAAGCAAGGGAGCAGCGGTGCAATTGAAGATATGGATCTCTGTATTAAAATGAGGCAGGAATATGACGGCGTTGCCAAGGAATGCATCGATCTTTACAATCGTCTATTGGCAGATGGTGTGGCCCCAGAACAGGCAAGATCCATTCTTCCTCAAGGCACTTATACTGAATTTGTGTGGACTGGTTCTCTCTACGCATTTGCCAGAGTTTATAATTTGAGAATCGATGCTCACTCACAGTGGGAAATTCAAAAATACGCTGAAGCAATTAATAAAATTGTCGAGCCTTTGTTCCCAGTTTCGTGGAAAAATCTAACAACTAAATAAAGACACCACTTAAGGAGTCGCCCAATATGGCAGAAATTTTATCACCATTTCAATCGTTTATTTTCATCTCGCGCTATTCTCGTTGGCTTCCGGAACATAATCGCCGTGAATCATGGGAGGAGTGCGTAGACCGCTGGTGGAAATATTTTACAGGCAAAGTTCCTCAACTTGCAGAGCGCCCCGATGTCAAGGAAGCAATCCTTAATCTAGAGGTTCTTCCTTCTATGCGAAGTCTCATGACTGCTGGACCTGCATTGGATCACGACAACACTTGCCTGTACAACTGCTCATATCTTCCAATTGACTCTTTGGATTCGTTTGCAGAATTGTTTGTTGTTTTGATGAATGGGACTGGCGTTGGGTATTCTGTTGAACATCAATACACAGACAAACTTCCACAAGTTGTCAACAAGATTGAGAAGTCATTCAATATCACTTACGTCGTTGAAGACTCCAAGGAAGGTTGGGGCAATGCAGTCAAGTTCCTAATGGATCATCTTTATGCAGGTCGCCATGTCAAATGGGATCTGAGTAAGATTCGTCCTGCTGGTGCAAGACTCAAAACATTCGGTGGTCGCGCAAGTGGTCCCGCACCTCTTGACAATCTGTTCAAGTTCATTGTCAAGGTTTTCTACAATGCACAGGGTCGTCGTTTGACTGCTCTTGAGTGCCATGACATCTGCTGTGCCATTGCCAACGCAGTCATTGTTGGTGGTGTTCGTCGTTCAGCAATGATCTCACTCAGCGATCTTTCTGATCGTGAGATGGCATTGTGCAAGAGTGGTGCATGGTGGGAGCAAGCTGGCTTCCGTTCATATGCCAACAACTCTGCCGTTTATCGTGGCCGTCCCCCCATGGGCCAATTCCTTGAGGAGTGGACATCTCTGTACAACAGTCACAGCGGTGAACGTGGCATGATCAATCGTAAGGCTCTCCAAGAGCAAGCAGCCAAATGGGGCCGCGATGAAAACTGCGAGTATGGAACAAACCCATGCTCGGAGATCATTCTGAAGCCATTTGAATTCTGTAATCTTTCGACTGTTGTCGTTCGTCCTGATGATACGGCAGCAAGCCTCAAGAAGAAGATTGAGATTGCTACAATCATAGGTACAGTTCAGTCTACCTTCACAAACTTCCCATATCTTCGTCCGGAGTGGAAGAAGAACTGCGAAGAAGAAAGACTTCTTGGAGTCAGCATGACTGGTATCTACGACAATAAATTGACCAGTGGTTTGGAAGGCAAGCCAAAGTTGGTTCGTCTTCTTGAAACTTTGCGTGACCACGCAACAGCAACAAACATGAAGTGGGCAGAGAAGCTTGGTATCAACCCAAGCAAGTCCATCACATGTGTCAAGCCAGAAGGAACCACTTCTTGTTTGGTGGATTCAGCCTCGGGTCTACATCCAAGATATGCTGAACATTATTATCGTAGAATTCGTATCGACAAGAAGGACCCAATTTACAATCTCATGAAGGATCAAGGCGTTCCTTGCGAAGATGATGTGATCAATCCTAATAACACAGCAGTCTTCACTTTTGCTATGAAGGCTCCAAGAGGTACAATTACCACGGAAGACCTTCGTGCATTGGACCACTTGGATCTGTGGAAGACATATCAGGAACATTATTGTCAACACAAGCCATCAATTACCGTCAACTACAAGGACTCGGAATTCCTTGAGGTTGGTAACTGGCTGTGGGAGAACTTCGATGTAGCAACAGGCATCTCGTTCCTCCCCGGTGGCGACAATCACACATACGCTCAGGCTCCATTTGAGCAAATTGATTCGGCAACGTATGCAGCTCACCCAAAGGTTAAAGTTAACTTTAAAGAGTTGTCTAAATACGAAGCAGAAGACAATACTGAGTCGGCAAAGGAATTTGCCTGCAGTGCTGGTGGTTGCCAGATAGTCTGATCCTCACTCCTCGGTAGCTCAGTTGGTAGATGCGGAAAGCTGTTAACTTTCATGTCGCTGGTTCGATTCCAGCCCGAGGAGCATAAAAAAATCAAAAGATTTCTCCCCCGAAAGGGGGTTTTTTATTCTAAATATTTTTGCCATGTTGCTGAGGGCTGCAATCCTCGCATTTGTGATGGCGACAAGCACCGCTTGCAATTCGCTATCGTCTCCTCCAAAACAAGTTGAATCTGAGCAAGTACCCGAACAAACACAAGGGGTAGCGGAAGTCCCCGCGTTCTTATTGGATTCTTCGAAGTACGATTCCATCGGACTCGCTGAGGACGACCGCTACTCCTGTGTAGGTGCTATCGTAACACAGTCTGGGGATGTAATTGGTTCAGCAGTTCTTATTCACAGAAATGCAATACTAAGTGCACAACATTGTTTTGCACTGTCTGAAGACCCACCAAAATATTTTTGGACTCATGGTGGTCAATTTTTAAGAATCTCCGAAGTTCATAGAGCAAGTCCTTACATTCCTGGGTTTCCAATGAACGATATTGTTCTTTGTATTCTTGATGGAGATTGCTACGAACCACCGGCAGAACTTTCACAAAAAACTTGGGATCTGATTCCCGGGGAAGAACTGATTACAGTGGGTTGGAGTCTTGGCTACAAGAAGGTGAGCGAGAAGGGCATAATGCGCTACTATGGCTCTTTGATCGAAGATGGGGGTCAAGTCATGCGAATGCTTGCCCTAAACGGTTCAGTCTATTATGGCGATTCTGGGGGAGGAATTTTTGAAGATTCCGGAAAGTTGGCTGGCATTATATCTTTCTTGGGAGTAGATCCAGATTCCGGAAGTGTAATTGACAATGGAGCAATTAAAGTTTGTCACTATTATAAGTGGATAGATAATATTATGAAATCCAAGTTCTGCGATTGGCCTTGGTATGAAGAATAAATATCTATGTTCCACATGTTAATAGGTGTAGATTATTCAATAACGTGCCCATGCCTCTGTCTTTATGATGAGAGAAAGCCATTTAAGTTTGACAATTGCTTTTTCTATTATTTGACAAACACCAAAAAATACGCAGATAAAATTCTGCCAAATATCACTGGTGAAAGTTTTCAGGAATATGTCGAAGATGTAGATCGTTTTGACACAATTTCAGATTGGGCTATAAATCTTTGCATCGGAGCATCAGACGTTGCAGTGGAGGGATATTCTTATGGTTCAAAGGGCAAGATATTCAATCTCGCGGAAAACATGGGAATATTTAAACATAAACTTTACAAGGCAGCAGTTCCTCTTACAATAATAGAGCCGTCGAAGGCAAAAAAACTTGCCACGGGAAAGGGAAACGCCGACAAAGCATTGATGTATGAATTTTTTTCAAAAGAAACGAATACCAACTTATTGTCGGAGTTTGATCAAAAAACTTTATCAAATCCAGTAACTGATATCGTTGACAGTTTTTATATTCTTAAAGCTCTACTTCATTCAAAGAATAGTGATCAAAATTAATTACCTTGAATTCAGAAAGTGGTTTGAATTCTGAAGTTGGCGTAAGATTTACAGACTCATATCCATCTTCTGAGCCTAGGTAAAAATGACCTTGAAATCCAAAGGATTCTGCAATAGGCACAATCGGCAGTTCATCCGTTTGAATCAATACGTTTGAATTTTCATGTTCAATAACGTGACCCAAAATATTGGATTCGTGCAAAATGTTGTAAACAGTACAATTTTTAAAAATTACCTTTTGAATTTCGTAGTTCATAAAATTATTTATCTTACGTAGCGTCCACCATTCATTGTCCGTGTCTGTTCTAGACGGTCATGCATGCTTCTGGGAGCTGCCTTCTTGACCTTAGCCATAACTTCCTCCCAAGCGCTTCCGTGCAGTTTGGAAGGCGTTAAAGTGGTATCATAGGCAATACCAGTTTTATACTGACCCCAGTTTTTAGCAATTTTCTTTTTATTGCATTTGGGACATGGTTTCTTCAATGGAAGATCTGAATCTTTCATTGGTAAAATTTCATCAAATTCATGGTTGCAACCATCACATACAAATGAGTAGTTAGGCATCTTTTTTCTTTCTAAAAGTAATTAGCATATGATCAAAAAAGAACCCATAAGAAGGCTCCTTTGGTTTATTTTTGAGATCCATTTTTGCTTCTTTGGGAGTTCTGTTACCTTTATGTAAATTGCAATCTTTGCAAGCAGCAACAAGATTAACCCAAGTAGAACCTCCACCCTTGCATTTTGGAATGATATGGTCTACCGTGGCCGTTTTGTCACAAAGATCAACGCCACAATATTGACATTCATACTGATCTCTTCTCAAAATATTTTTTCTTGACGGTGCTGCTCTTCTGAACGGCAATTTTACATAATATTTTAAGATTAAAATTTTAGGTATTTTGACAATTTTTGAGACAGAGGCAACTTCATAATATTCTGTAGCGGTCTCATCACCCCAAACTTTATCATTTGACATTAATTTAAAAGCTTTGCCGACAGTGATAATATTCAGTGGGGTATTGTCTTGGTTTAACAGGAGAACCTGCTTCTTCATACCTTTTAAGTATTTATGAAAATCTAAATATTTTACAGCCATGGATAATAAACAAAATAGACAATTTTATTGGGAAGTCAAGGATTTCTTTGCCGGAAAAGCCTTGAATGAGTCTAAAAAGCCGGTTTCAAAGCCAAACATTCTAAGAGATATTAAAAATGTTATGAACTCTTCGAAGCCTCTTTCAGAAATGGAAAAAAGAGAAGCTTTTAAGGGCTATGCACAAATAAGCAAAGAAGTTCAAAACAAAACATCTCAAATGTTAAACGCATATTCTGAAAAAATGCAAGCACAGAAACCTTTTTCAAAGGGTAACGCTGCAAACTATACCACAAACATGTTTAATTTAAATGAACAACTTGCTTCTCTTTCAATGAATCCTATTTCATCTTCTTTGTCCAGAAACAAAAAAGGATTTGAATTGGAAACAACGTATCAACCTAGCGATCAATCTACGAGTGCGAATCAAAGTCAAACAGAATTGCAATCTTCTTATTCTTTTAGGGATTTAAATTTAAATTTTGGTCAACTTCCAAGAAAAAATATAATTCAGGGTGTAAAACCAACTGTTAGTGAGCCAGATGAAAGTGATGTATTAAAATCACCAACAATAGATTCAGAGAAAAGAATGTATTCCGATGTTTCAAAAGAAAATCTTGTAAACAACCTCACAAACGAGATGCAGAAGAAACAAAGTTCGTTTTCTGAAAATCCAATAAACAAAAATCAATTAAATCCAAATAAAAAGTCAAGTTTTAGAGTATAAAATGATCAGAAGACTTAATCCAGTTTTAGAAAATATTTTAATACAAAGAAAAAATATTTTAACCATCAAAGAGGCTTTGATGGATGAACCAATTTCTGCTTTAGAAAAAGAAGAAGCAAGAAAAGCAGGAAAAACTGGTAGATCTTTGACACCCGAAGAAATTGCACAAATTGCACAAATTGCACAATTGTTAAAAATGTATTTGGCCCCAACACCATTTGTTGGTGATGCCATTGGTTTGTATGATGCTATTATTGATTTGACAAAAGGTGATACAGAAGCTGCAAAATTGGCTTTGTTATCTGCTGTCCCAGTTTTGGGCGCTCCAGCAGATGTAAAAAGATACGTAGGAGCTTTAGAAAAACTGGGTGTAAAAAATGCAGATAAAGTTGTCGGTTCTTTAAGAAAAGGTGGTACTGAGACTCTACCAAAACCAGAAACAGCTCCACTCCCATATCAAATACCAGATTGGCAAACACCAAAACCACCATTACCCGGTCAAAGGCCAATAGAAGTTCCAAAACCAGGAACACCGGGTTATCCTAGACCAATGCATCCTGGTCCACCACCAGGAGTTCCGGTACAACCCAAACCAACAAAACCACCAGAAGTTGAACCAACTCAACCCCCTCAATTGCCTCCAAAAGAACCGGCTGTTCCCACAAGACCGCCAGAAATTGAACCAACACCAATCCCCAAACCGGTTACACCGTCAACACCAAAAGAGCCAGTGGTTCCAACAAAACCACCAGAAGTGGAACCACAGCCAACTCCAAAACCAATTACGCCAACTACACCCAAACCAATTATACCGGAACCACAACCAAAACCATTTACTCCACCAAAAGTTCCAAAAATTCCAAGACCAAGAGAATTTGATATCCCTGGTGAAGGAGAGGAAAGGGAAACAGAAGAGACCACTTCAGAAATTCCTTTTGAAAAATCTATTCCATTTTTACCAGATTGGTTGCCTGATACTAGAAAAAGAGAAGAACGTAAAGAAGAAGAGGAAAAAAAAGAAGATAAAGAACCTAAACCAAAAGAGGAAAGAGAAAAACCAAAGCCAAAAGAAAAAACAGTTACAGGTACAGATACTGAAGAAACGAGAAGAAAAGAAACATCTCAAGGATCAAAAATCGATTATCAAAAAACATCAAGAGAATTTACTCCCGATACAGGAACATCAATTCCGTATGATGTTGATGCAATATTAGATAAACTTTTAGGAAAATATTCTAGCACATTAAGAATTAAGTGATATAATAGATGACCTTGTGTGATTTTAAACAATTTAAACATAATCTCGTAAATTTATCCTGCGAATTAAAGGAAATAGAAAAAGACGGTAAACGACACTATTCTACTCCTGGTGGAGATTTTCCAAGTGTTACAACAGTTGTTGGACATAAAAAACAACAATTTTTTGCTGAATGGAGACAAAAAAATCCAGAAGAAAGCAGAAGAGTCACATCACGGGGAACTAAATTTCATAGCATAATAGAAAAATATTTAAAGAATGAGCCTATTGATTTGGAAGAAATGTTTCCAAACTTTAAGGCTCTTTTTCTTTTACTAAAACCGGAATTGGACAAGATAGACAATATAAGAGCAATAGAAACTCCTTTGTGGTCAAAAACTCTAGGTCTTGCTGGTAGAACAGATTGCATTGCAGAATACGATGGAAAACTTTCTATAATAGACTTTAAAGCCAGCACCAAAGAAAAAAGAAAACAAGACATTGATAATTACTTTACGCAAGCAACTGCTTATGCCTTGATGTTTCAAGAAAGAACTGGAATAATTGTAGATAATTTTGCAATTATGATTGCATGTGAAGATGGATTAAAACAAGTTTTTCAAGGTAAACCAATAAATTACGTCAAAGCATTAAAAAATATAATAACGGAATACAAAAATGGAAATTCATGAGTTAAAAACCCTTGAGGGTGAAGTAAATCGAAAAGGTTCTAAATTTTGGATTAGAATGAACGATAATTCAAAGGCATCTTTTAATAGAGATGCCTTTGTTCGTGAACATGGCGGATTCTTTATAAAAGAGGGTCGCTATTGGAATTGGAAGTCACCAGCACAGGAGAAAAATGGTTATTGGTTAAAAAGAGTTGACAGTGGTGAAAAAACATTTTTTGAAAACATGACTGAATTTGGAAAAGAGCATGGATTGACTCCCGTAAAAATTTGTGAACTATTGAATGGAAAAAGAAAAACTTATAAAGGGTGGACTGCTGTTGAAATTAGGGCGGTAAAGGACAGTGTAGGCTCTTATGAGGATGCTGAAGAGAAAGAAAAACCAAAAGTAATTCTTTACAACGGAGCAACATTCAAAAATACCGCAACAAATGAAATATTTTACATAGAAAATATCGCCCAGTACGCAAAAGACAATAACTTGAATAAAAGCAATCTATACAAAGTTGCCAGAGGAAAGGCCAAAAGCTACAAAAACTTAAAATTATACAATCCGCTGGAACCTTAAAATTATGATAAATAATTGGAGATGAACTTTAAAGAATTATTAAAATTAACAGAATCTACTCGTTCAAGGAATGATTCTTTCCGAACAACTGGCGAAGCAATGGAAAAGGAGAAGATTAAAGGATCTTCATCCGATGAAAAGGCCAAGGATGCTGCACGTAAACGTGCAGAAAGAGCCAGACAAGTTCCACGAAGTAGAAAATCGAAGGAAGAACTCGTAAAAGAAATAATTGCGGTAAAGACCAAATCTGGTAAAATTCAATTAATTTTCAAAGATTCTTTCAATAAAAACTCACATGAAAAATTAACAAAGGGCGATTCTCTTTCAATAGGAGAAGCAAATTCAATTGTAAAAGATGAAAATTTTGAACAAACCGGTGCGTCTAAGCTTTTGTTTGGTAATGTAAAAGAAAAACCAAAAACAGAACAAGAACCCAAAAAAGAGAAATCAACCGAAGAGCTCCGTAAAGAAAAAGAAGAAGAGGGAGAAAAAGAAGAAGAAAAACCTCAGCCTGCAGGGGAACAAAAGAAAGCAAAAAAACTTTCAAAAGATGAAATTTTTCAATTGATGACACAAATGACACCGGAGCAATTGAATCAAATGCCTTTGGATGTTAGACAGGAATATTTTAAACGTTTGAGAAATCCCCCGGGCAATAGCGATTTCGATGACATGACATTCGAAAAACTTTCTACAAAGTTTGGAATAAATCAGTTATCTACAACGAACTACAATCAACAAGTTTTAAATGCTTTAGTATTCTTGGCTAAGATAAAAGCAGGTGCAAGCGAACAAGAATTAGAATCTTTCATATCTCTTTCTCCAAATTCTCTTGAATTTACAAAAAAAGCATACGAACAAGCAAAGAAAATTCTTTCCCAAATCGGTGACCAATGCATTCAAAACTTGGTTACAAGCATCGAAAATGGAACAAAAACCACGTTCGATGAGGGAAATGTTGATATGGAATGTGGAAAATACAAATTCAAGATTTCTTCGGGTGGTGAATTTTCTTTGACAACTGATAAATTTGATCAAAACAGCAAAGGATTCCGTGGAATAATTGCAAATGGAATTGCCCAAGCACTAAACAATCCAAACATAGGAAAAGATCCAAAAGTAGCAAAATTTGCAGAAACAGTTCAACAAAACAGCTCAAAATTTGGACAATTTTTACTGTCTGGAAATTCATTTTCGCAAATAAAAAATAATCCACAATTCATGCAACAATTGATGGGGACGGAACTTGTGGATGATGCTGGCCAATCTCTTGGCATGGTAGTTGACGAAAAGGGAAATTTGAACAAGTATGCCTCTTTGGAAAATTACCAAAAAGAAATAACAAAAGCAACACCAACTCTTTTCAAGAACAGCAAAAATAACACATCAGAGTTTACTGATGTTTTTATCAAAACTGTACTTAAAACATATTACCGGGGCGAAGGAATAAAGAAACCAGAAAATTCTCCAACGCATTTGGTGACGCAGAATGGAATTTTTCCGTTAGATGATTCTTATTTTGATGAAATATCAAAGAATTCTTCCATTACTGTAAAACCATCATCATCTCTTATAAATGGTGAAAATGTTGATAATTCAAAAACAAAATCTTCAGAACTTCTAAGAAAATTTTCTACTGTAGTAGAAGAAACTCAACCGAAGCAACAATCGCTTGAATCTCTCTTGATTCCAAAAAAATCAATAAATCCAATGAATGTTGCTTTAGATTACATTTCAAAGAACATGGATTTCGACATAAATGTAAGTCTTCTTCCGGGATTCACTCCACAAGATTTGAATACAGTTCAATATAATTACGTTAAAATAGCTGGTAAAACTGTAAAAATTCCAGTGGAAAAAACAGGATCTTTGAAAGAAACAATGAGCGAGAATGCTGGTTTGTTTGTTAATGATTTATTGGTAGAGGCTTTAACAAATAATTTTGTACTCAACACCTTAATTAAAGCCAGACTATTGGATCACGAAGAAGTTTCAGTGTTGCAAAATAATTTGTTACTTGAAAGCAATGATAATTTCCGAATAATATTTAAAAATTGCTTGGAAAGAGTTCAAAAAAATCCAGAAATGCTTTTATATGCAATAAATAAAGTCAACTCTCATTTATATGAAAAATATGAAAGAGACTATGCAATGGAGTACCGCAATTATCACGGTAAACCAAAACAAAGAAAAGAAAGAGCAAAAAGGACAGCTGCAAGAGAACGTTTAATCCGCCAAGGAAAAGTCAAAAAAGGATCAAGTAAAGATGTTGATCACAAAAGACCCCTGAGAAACGGTGGTTCTAATGGTATAAATAACTTACGTCTCCGTGATAAATCAGAAAATAGATCTGACAACGGTCATAGAAAAGGCGAGAAACAAAGTAAGGATTGGAAGTAATGAATCGCAGAACTAAATTACTGCTTGAAAAAGTGTTTGAAAAATCAGGATTGGGCAAGTGGTTCAACAAAGAATCAGCTGGCGGTGGTCCTGGTTGGGATCGTTACAACACAAAAGGAGAAAGAGTAGGTAAATGCGGTGATGCCGAAGAAGGTGCTCCTTATTCTGCGTGCTTGAGTAAACAAAAAGCAAAGAAACTTGGGAAAGAAGGTATTTCTTCTTTTGTTAGAAGAAAAAGAGTTGCCCAGAAGAAAGCCGGAAGAAGTGATAAGGGAGATGTCAGAGGAAAAGGAAAGAAACCAGTATACGTTAAAACAGGAGTTACGGAAGTCAAAGAATCTTTTGATGCTTTCATAGTTGAAGCAGCGTCAAACGTTTTTAAGATGAATTTTTCTTCAATTGAAGTACAAGAGCTTCTTCCCTGTGATTTGGTAATAAATGAAAGTGGTCAAATTTTAAACGTAGATGAAATTTTGATTGAAGATGGGATATATGTTGTAAGATTCAGTGATGAAGATGGTAATGAAATACTTGAAAATTTTGTTGAAGAAACCACTATGGGATTCTTGGATAATATTGAGGAAAGTTCATACAATGAATTTGGTGAAAAAATTTATATCCATGAGTCTGAGGGAAAGAAAGTAAAATTAAACAAAATAATGCGTGGAGATGTAAAAAAATACAAAGTTTACGTGAAAAACGATAAGGGAAATGTGGTAAAAGTAAACTTCGGTGACCCAAATATGGAAATAAAGCGCGATGATCCAGATCGCCGTCGCAACTTCAGAGCCCGCCATAACTGTGACAACCCAGGACCAAAATGGAAAGCTCGTTATTGGGCTTGCAGGACTTGGAGTGCAAAACCCGTCAGCGCCATGTTGAAAGAAGAAATAGAATTGCTGGGAGAAGCCAAGAACAAGGCAAAAGATCCAAAGAAATGGTCTTCCTGCATTGCTCAAGCTAAGAAAAAGTTTGATGTTTATCCAAGTGCATATGCAAATGCATGGGCTGCAAAATGTTACAAAGGAAAAGGTGGGAAATGGAAAAAGGTCACCGAAGACATTTTAGCAAATATGAACAAAAATTTAAATTCACAAAATTACAATTCAGACCTATTTGGTCTAATTGAAAAAAGAAAAATTAATTGACCTAAATAATATAAGCCATGAAATTCAAAGAATTATTAAAACAAACCGGTCCAATAACAGAAAATTCAGGTGAACAAACCTTTGGTGGTGGTTTGTTTATCGGTGATCCGCAAGCCCCAAGAATGCCAAGTACCTTGACAGACAAGGGAACTTTCAACATTCAACTTCCAAGATCAATTGATGCAATCAATGCTCTTCTTTACGGTTTGAGCCAGAGAGACTATATTGACCCAGATCATGTTCTTAATATTGTAAAACAAAAATTAAATCACTTTGGATTTGATTTTCAACAAAAGAACGCTCTTCAAGATGGCGACAATGTAATTAAACTTTATCAATATGGTAGCCCATATATTGGTGTATATGGACAAAATCCATACGATGATATTAATAAAACCGGATTCTCTCAAGGAGATGGAATCAAAGAAAAATTGGGTCATGGTTTAAGCTTAGTAGCAACCGTAGTTAAACAACCAAACATGCTCAGAAAAGTGCAAATGGTTATAGTTCCTGACATGAGTGGTGAAGACTGTGGATGCGCCCACTGAACTAATGCAAAATAATATAAGTCTGACAGAAGAAAGTTTTTTACAATTCTGTCAGACTCATTATTTTAATTCCCATTGCTCTGGAAAAACAGAGTTCATGGATGATTTAAAACGTGTAAAATACGTTAATAGACTCATACAAAAAATACACAAGCAAAAAACTCTGAAATCAATCAGAGAAAGATTGATAATAAATCACATAATAATTTTAAAAAATGTTTTTGGTGAAGAAAATTGCGCAAGAATATTATTTTTTAGATTGGAACCAAGGCTACACTCCTATTTGAAGTCTTTTTTGGTCTTCCTGGAATTCAACATAAAACAATTACCAGAAGTTAAATATCATAAAATAAATACCGATCCGAGAGTTGATAGAAAGTTGCTTGGGGCAGAAATCTAAATAATTTTAATGGGAAACTTGTCCTATATACCCTCATTTTATTTTTATAAATTTGCAGATGCAGTGAGCAGTCCATATACTGCTTTGGGAGCATATTCTTCAGGAGCAATAGATGCAAATGGAAATATTAAAGGAAATGAAGGTAGCATAGATCCGTTTGAATATTTTGTAATAAAAATTAAAAAAATATTCGATCAGCTACCGCCCGGAACAACCAAATATAAATTACAAAATTTGATGGGAACTTTGCAGATCTTCAATGAAGAGGCCGAGCAATTTGGAATAACAAAAGAACAATTTGATTGTTTAGTTGAATCCCACGTTATGCTTAATGCGGAAGATGGAGTTAGCTATTTAAACCTCCTAGAAGACATGTCAACGGGAGCTGCTGGAGGTGGTCCCGGAACTATTGGAACTCCTTCGGACGCTCCAGAAGCCAATAAAGGCAATGTATCGGGCTATGATCCTGTCATGGGTTCAATGCTAACAAGATCAGGACCAGTAAATATGTTTCCAAGCATTGAAATGTTCAATGTTTCAAAAGATGAATTCAATGCATTTAAAGCAGCAAAAGCTTGGAAACAACTACAAGATAGCAAGACCAAAAAATATCTTCAACGCTTCCAAAGAAGAAACAAAGGCGGAAAAATGGCCGTTCGTGATGAAGAAAGCGGAGAAATATTTTTTATTCCATACAAGGAAAAAAGTTTAATAGAAGAATTAAATTTAATGGAACTAGACATATTAAAAGAAACATTAGACAGAGAAGAATACATAGACAAATTAAAAAAAGATGGAATCAGTCCAATCGACCCAACTCCAGAAAATGTAAAACAAACATTTGAATTGCAAATCGATTCTTTGGTAAAATCTGTAGAAGGAAATAAAAAAAAATCTGAACAGGGAGAAAGAGCAGCTGCCATTCACGGTTCAATATCTTCGGCAAGAGAATTGGAAGATTTGATTAAATCAAATTCCGCGAATGACAAAGAACTTGCTGCTTGGCATCTTGGAGCTCAACGCCATTTTGCTGAAAGAAACCCATCACGGGCAGATCCATACGACACTTCAATTTTAAGAAGACGAGGCAAAGTAATAGTTCCAGATTTAGAAGATGTAAAATTTGGAAGATGGTCTGCACCAACTCCAGTTGCCACCAAAGAAGAGGAATATGGTGGTCTTTTACCAACTTTTAATGGTGATGACCCATTTGAATTATATGCTTCAGCGATAGAACATGGTGGTGATCTTGGTTTTGTCGAAGATGAAGCAAAAAAATCACAAGCAAGATCACAGGCAAAGCAAATACAAAAAAGAGGATCATTTCAAGATATTGCCAAAGAAATGATTGGTTCAAAAATAGAAAAAAAAGGAACTACTTTGAGAATAATGAAAGGTTTGCATGATCCAGGATTTGCTGCCGATCCAAAAGAAATTGCAGGCATTTTAAGAAATAGAACGGCCAGACTTGGTTTGGGCTTTACTACAGGAAAAGGTATAGAAGAATATAAAGCAGCTTTGGCTTCCGGAACAACAAAGCCTGAACCCGTCAAATCTTTAAGAAGAGTTTTAACTTCTGGTCAGGCTCTACCACCATCATTATTATTGAAAAATTTTAATAGATCAATAGGTAATATTACAAAACAAGATAATGAGTCAGCAGTAAATTTGTATGGAGATGAAGTTAATAAATTTTATCAAACACTACGTGGAATAAATTAAAAAACCCCCCTTTCGGGGGGATTTTTGTTAATCTTGAATAAAATTTTTACAACACTTTGGTTTTGAACAACCAGCATTTGCTCTTGCTTCGGAGATGATCTTTTTGTGTGCATCATCCCATCCAGTCAACCACTCCTGCCAATAAACATTATTTCCTGCCATATCAGTGTTTGAAGGTTTGTCTCCACCTTTCATTCTGGCCTGATAACCCAGACTATATGCAGAACCGGGAATATATTCGCTCATGGCTTATCCTTTGTAATAATTACAATCTGATTGATAAGTTTATCCAGAGCCTTTACGTGAGCATACTGCTCGGTAATAGAAAGATAGCCCCGAATTTCAATCAATTTGAGATAATCATCCTGATCAAATACTGTCTTTGCAGACTTGTTTCTTGAAGGTCTTTTCTTTGAATTCTTTGTGACATCGTTCATAAGGTCATCAAAGTTCATGTATTCCTTCATGTCATCAACATAATCCTGCTTGTTGATCTTGTTATGCATCTTTTCCCACATGTCCTTAAACTTGTCATTGAAAGGACCATAATAGAAAAAGTTCTTAGGTGGCTCTTCGTCACCGTTTTGCCAATTGATAAAATCGTTGTGATCTGAGTTATTCATAACTTCCTTTAGTTTACATCAAAAATTTGTTCATAGACAACCTTGCCACGGTTGTCGGTAACAGAAATGTAGCGAACATGACGTTCAAGAGCGTCAGCAATATTTAGAGGATCGTTGGGACCAAATGCCAAATGCTTAATCCAAGCAGGGCAACCTCCAACCGAGATTCTGACCTCGATTCCAGAAGCATCAGTACCATAAAAGTCAAACGAAGATTTTTCACCATCAAAATAAGTGAAAAAACAATCGATGTTATT